TATAATGTATAACCTGTATAATGTATAATTTAATAGTTTAATTAATCAAAATATTAAAGGGGCGTTTGCTCTTTTTTTTATCTCAAATATTTTAACAAGGCAGGACAAAGACCCGTCTTGACCTCTTTTTTTTTAATTAGAGTCAGCAGGTTAATGGGGATATAAATGTGGTCCTTTTCGTCGCTTTTAATCTCCGCCCGTGAGAATGACTTGCGGTTAAAGGTCTTGAATAACTCTTCATCGTATTCTATCCAATAAATAGCATCGGTGAAATTAAAGACCAATTTTATCTTTTTATCCGTCGCCTTTTGCGTCTTATTTAAAGTAATCATCGTTTCATTATAGCAGGCGTAGGTGTTCTTTCTGCTCTTTTGCTCGTAGTCACTCTCTTCATCGTAAAAATCAAAGTCATCATACTGCGACTGGTATTGCTTCAAATCGGTCTTAAAATATTCTTTTAAAATCGGATAAGTATAATTTTCCTGTTCTTTGCCCCAGAGATAATCGTCGTGATAGTGTACCATCTATATATTACATTCATATATAATTCTCCTTTAAGTGATAATAATGGTAAATTACTTATTTAGATTAAATAATTAATAAAAATAATCTGTATAATGTATATAATGAAAAACTGGATGTTTGACGATGTAGAAAAACCGACGGCGACGGCGGGGGATATTAAGAGGAATAAGATGGACCACGACAGTATCCAGGCACGCATTAATACACCGATGACGGGCGAGGATTTAGAGAGATGTACGGGGGTCGCCCCTGGCGATATAATCAAATATTCGGCGTTGGACGATTATAAATCTATTGAAGACCTCTTACCCACCGATGGGGCATTTAAAATCATATTGATAGAGGACAAGTACAATTCGGGTCACTGGGTCGCCGTGTTCCGCAGAGGCAAGACGATTGAATATTTTAACTCTTACGGGGCAAAATGGGACACCGATTGGAAGTTTATTAACCGAATGATGCGGACCATTCTCGGGGAGAATACAAATGAAATGACCCGACTGATGGATAAAGCAGAGAGCGACGGGTGGAAGGTTATTTGGAATAAACGCAAGTTTCAAAAATTAGGTAATAATATACAGACCTGTGGACGCTGGGTGTCGATGAGGATTGAGACCTTTAAAATGGGATATGACCTTGCCGACTTTGATAAAATGATTAATAGATTTAAATCGGAATCTGGTGGTAATACGGATTGGGTTGTTGCCAAGTATATCAAATAAGGGGTGTGCGTTTGGGCGATGTGCGATTTAGTTTAGAGAGTCCGCCAGTGAGGACCACTTTTTATTTTAAAATAAAGTTTGCTGATATGCCATACTCTGTGGAACAAATCGCACATCGCCCAATCGCACAGGCAGACTTTATATAAAAATCATTTATAATATTTTACAAATGATTTAAACATTAAACTAATATATAACTATAAACAAATGAATATCCATCCCAGAGAATATGAACCCCAATCTAAATATGAATACCACTTGGACGCAATATGTAAGAATGTATTTGCGAAAAAGTTTTTTGCCGAGGAGGCGACCAAGATATTATTCCAGGCAAAGTTCGGACAGGGCGAGGAGCACCCCGATGTCACGCTGATGAAAATGAAACAGATGGCGTATTTTGCTTACCTCTCTATATAATTATTCTGCCTTAATATAGTTATTGAGGGCGGTGTCTACCGAGGTCCCCATCGCACTCGTGTCGTCCTTCATCTCCTCCGCCATCTTGCCGTATTTATCGGTTAAAAATATTGACCGCAACATCGAGCAACCTATTTTCTTGCCGAATATCTTATTCAATAGACGGGTCATATCGGTGCTAGTGGTGATGCCAGTACCGTCCGCCTTCATTAGAAAATGGGACGCTTTCTCTGGGGTCTTTTTCTTGAGTTCCTTTGCGTCAGGGTGAAACTTCAAATAGACCTTTAAGATGTCTTGGAGTTCCGTTGGGACATCCACTATTTTCTGCTGGTATTTCTTCTGGGTCTTGTAATTGTTAAATACCCACTTCCACTCGCTAATGTCTAAATAGTTGTGGTCGGTGTCGGCAGGTACCTTCTTAACGATAGACATATCCACGTAGTCCTTATTTCTTCTGGGTGCTTGGAGAGTGTAGAGAGAGAGGACAACCAATTTTAAAAGTTCATCGTATTCCTCTGGACTAATCTTTTTCTTATTTTGTATCTTGGGGATTATTTCTTGTAGGGAACTCTGTATTTCTTTTACATCGCCCTGTTCCATCCAGTTCTCCTTAACCTTCGGAGTCTTCTCGGTATTGTCTTTTAATTCTTTATTGAGATTAACTAAATGTTCGTAAAACTTGGCGTACAGTTTCTTAAACTTCGCCTCTGGTCGGTCCTTGAGTGCCGAGACAACACTTATTAAATAAGTTCGGCGGGTGTTGGGTTTCGCTTCATTTATTTTATCTAACAGGTCGGCATTAGAGAGAAACTTGAGATTGTTGACGGACTTGCCTCCGTTTAGTTTAGTTAGATTATATAAATATAACTTTCGGGAAGTGGCGGATATGTCGGGTTTATTGCTAAAAGGGTCAAATGTGGGTTCAGTCATTATATAGATTAATTATAAAATAATCTGTCTAATTCTTCTTAAATGTAATAATTATAGAGGTTTCTCTCTTAAATAAAATATAGAGTTAGTTTATAATGTCAGGAAGTTTTTACACTCTCAATTCAAAATACAACTCGTTGTTGTCGTTATTTAACTCTTTCTTCCCGTACCCTCCTGGTCCGACACCATACCCTCCACCAGGCGACGTGATGACTCTGACAACCGCCCAGACTGCGTCGGGTTTAAAAACATTTAGCACTTTGCCCCAGTCTGCCGTCGTACCGACTAATGCGAACGACCTCGTGAATAAGACCTACGCCGATAGTCTGGTGCCGACCCCAGTGAATGCGGTGACGATTGATGGCAGTCAGACTCTCGGGACGGGTATTAAGACCTTTACCAATTTACCCGAATCCTCGGCGGTCCCGATTAGTGCCAACCAGTTAGTGACTAAACTCTACGTGGATAGTCTTCCACTACCAGCGACCCCTACTCTGTCGCAAGTTCTCGTCGCTGGTAATACCGCTACCAATTCTATCGCTCTTAATAATACAGGAATAGGGACAAATGTTATTAGTCTATTACCGAATGCGTCTGCTTCAAATCCGACAATTACTCTGACCGACGGGACAACGACAAATACGATAGATAAAAACGGATACACCACCCGCAATTCGGTTCAGAACTCAACCCATTATCTCAATTTTAGTGACGGGTCTGGGACTGGAACTGGTGCTATACAAAAGACCGCTGGTATAAAGTGTAATCCTTCAACGAACTCCATCACGTCAACATCTTTAGTTGCCGATACTGCGGTCACTGGAGCAAATGCTACTCTTACGCAAAGCAATCTTACTATTAATACTACTGGATTAAGTAATGCTTCTGTTCTAACTTTGAACCAGAGTGGGGTCGGTAATGGATTTTTATACACCGAAAAATACAATCAGAAAACCGCATCAGTCGGAACTTCTATCCAAGAGAGTTTTTACGCAAAAAATGGAGCAGGAACAAAGACCGAGCAAGCAAAGGTTAGAATAGATACACCGACAGGTAGCGTCAGTCAATACATCATTTCGGTCAATCAGTCAGGCGTATTGACTAATCATCTGACCTGTAATGGTAGCAGTTCTTCTGTTGATATTGGTGCGACTAATGGTCTTAATATGAGCACCCACGCCATCACTGGGGTGACTACGATTACCGATAGTCAAGCACTCCCCTTTCTACCTCAAGGTAGTATTACAGCAAATAGTAATGTATCTACTCCTATTACTGCTTACAACAACAACCATCAGTTATTATTGAGAGCATCACCAATCCCTTTTATAGATACATTCGTCATTCAATCACAAAATATCGGGAATTGCTCTATACTTTGCTCGGAAACGAGCGGAGGGCAACAATGGTTAGGAACGAATTGCGGTGAGGTGTATGTATATGACGCAGGAAACAACAACTGGAAGTTGATTACCCAGTTAAACGGCGAAATCCGTTCTCTTTACTACGATAATGGTTCAGACCGCCTCTACATTGGAGGTTCATTTACCCAGTGTATCGTCCCTTCTTCTGCTTCTCAAGATTTAAACTACGCCTGTTATATCCCATCTGCCTCTACTACTTTTTATCAAGTAATACCAGATTTTTTACTTTGGTCTGGGGCAACACTGGCGGGATTTAATGATGCCGTTAATGCGATTACGAGTGATAATACTACTACTATCTGGTTCGCAGGTGCTTTTACTGCTGATGCTGA